CATCTTAATTTTCCTTTTACTTTTCTATAAGTATTGATGTGGTTTAATATGATTTCGTCTTGTGCAAAACCCATTCCACTAACACCTTTAATGATGTAAGCTGGGATTCCATCTACGTACATAATAAATCTGTTAGCAACTTTTGGTTCAAAGGCTGTGAAAAATATTTCGTTTGGGTTTAATACTGCCATTTTATTATTGTTTTATTTTTGTTTTATTATAAATATTATATCTTTTATTCTTTATGACGGGAACGTTGCTCCTGTTGGTAGAATATTAAAGTCTAGGTAAATAAATTGCTCCTACCATTTGATTTCTATCTACTACATCTGGTCCATTATTTGAAGCATCCATTACAACTTTAAAAGCATATAAACCTTGTCTTTGTTGTACTGATTCTAAATATGGATTAACTTGTCCTAAGAAATTGTTTCTTGTTGCTGCTGTATTTTGTTCAAATACTAAATTATCAGCAATTTGTGAAATGAAAGATTTAAGTTCAATTAACAATCTTCTAACATTTACTCTATCTAGAGCTGATGCTGATGATTGTAATGTTTTCTGTCCAAATACTACAACTCCTCTTCCTGGGAATGTAGCTATTGGATTTACTTTTCCAGTATATAAATCATCTCTATTAGTTTGAGTTAATTTTCTTTCTGCTTGTACCACTGTACCTAAACCACCTCTATTGATTCCCGCGGGCGCGAACCAAGCTTCAGCTGACTTGTCATTAAACGCATATACACCAGGTAACAACGCTGATGGTACCGACCATACTAACTGTCTTGAATCTGGGTCTGCTAATTGTAACCATGGCCAATAACTTGCAACATATGAATTGTCAACTGACGCTGCAGTTCCTGTAGCTGCTGTTATTGATGAACCATAATTTTCTAAATCCATTATTACTATTGCATCTCCTCTATTTTGAGTATTTGAGATTAAAGCATTTAATGGAGTAGCATGACTAGCATTTGAATAAACTAATCCTGGAGCTGTTATAATGTTATATCTATAATCATCTCTATTAGCTAATAAATTAAAAGCTGTTGTATATAAACCAGCTCCTGATCCCATTTCTGTAGATCCCATACCTTGAGAATCTGTGTCATTAATATCTTGGTAATAATTAATACCTGCTCTACCACCTACTAATTCACCAGTTGCACTTTGCATTGATCCACTTTGTGCACGTGGAATTGAAGCTGTAAATTCTGATTTTGCAGATCCATTGTTATCAAAATAATCTGGAGTTTTTAAATCTACTGATTTTACTCTTACATATCTTGAAGCATTTCTATACGATCCAGATGGTTGACAATAAGGATCGTTTGATGTAGCATCTCTTAATGTTTTTGTTTGATCACCAACAATTCTAGCTATGTAGTTAGATTGTTTTGGATCTAATGATACGTTAGGGAATATTTCTAATATTGATTTAGATTTTGATGTATCATTACCTTGTCTAATTATTAAACTAAATACACCTGAACCTGTGTTAGGTGCTTGAATTTCCCATCTTATATTATTTTGAGATCCACTATCTAATGTTCCATTTGAACCTGTTGGACCTACACTATTCATTATAGCACCATCTGTTAGTGTTTCTAATGTAAAGGCATTTGAATCTATTATATTTGCATCAACTAATGTTAATGTTAAATCAGCTCCTGGAGAACCAATTTGAGCTGCTGTAACTGTTACTACATCACCTACTGCATATCCTGATCCTTGAGTATTTACTGTAATAATTGTTGGTTCAACTAATAAATCACCTGCTACTAACGTAATTGTTACAGCTGTTGATCCACCAATTACTGATGTTGGTATTGTTAATACGTCACCAACTGCATATCCTAATCCTACTGTTGTTACTGTTATACTTGTAACTGCATTTCCTGCTACTACAACAGTTGCAACTGCTCCTGTTCCTGTTCCTCCAGTTAATGAAGTATTTGCATAACCAGCATTATTTACACCATCTGTTGTATTTACAGTAATTGAAGCTAATAAAGCATCTGCAGTAGTTAATAATTTACCTGGAGTTATTG